CCTATTGTTGTCTGCGTATTGTGTAGCCAGTGCCGCCTTTGGGGTATCGTTGCCAAAACCTAAAAAGCTTTTTGTGCTTTCCCACATATCGCTAGCGGTTTGCCCTATATCAAAATTTTTAACTGCGTTTATAATAGGGGCTATATACTCGTCATATTGCTTTTTAATCCATTTAAATGGTACTTCAAACGCCTTAAGGATAGCGTCGCCCACGTCCTTAAACCCTTGCTTTATCAGCTCCCAATCGCCCGTAAATACGCCATATAACATTTTAAATACGCCAATTATCGCATTTACGCTTTGGGTGATAAAATTAACCACAAAATCCCAAACTTCTTTTATTGTTGGTTCGATCTCTTTGTATAACGCAATGGCTTTTTTGCCCCACTCGATACAAGGCTTCCAATAGTCGCCAAATAAGCTTTCGCCGCCGTCTAAATAGGTCATTAGATCATCAATTAATAAAATAAGACCGCCTATTAGCATAATTACCCAGCCGATAGGGTTGGTTAAAAATGCCGCTAGCATTGCACGTTTAACGACTGCCAAAACACCTACTAGGATTAATAGCGCCGCTTTCCAGCCGATCGTGCTACTTATTACTTTATTTAAAAATCTAAACGTATTTGTAAAAACTTGACCGAGTTTTAAAATCCATTTAAAGACATTAGTTAGCCCCTCGACCACCAGCGCCTTATTTGCTTTTAGAAAATTATTAAACCCTTTTAGGCTCTGATTGACGACTGGGATTAATTTTAATGCTACTTGCGTAGTAATAGACTGCATTGCCGTCTTGCTTTCTTGCAGGCGGTCTTGGTATTCTTTCGCCTGATCTATTTCGGCTTGGGTTATATCAAACAATTTATTTTTTTGTTTAGCCAGCTCTTGGATTTTTTGAAGCGGTACAGTCAAATAATTAGCTATTAGCCCACTTGCTGCCGTTGCTGCCGCCCCGATTAACAAAAACTTGTTTCTTAACCCGTCAAACTCTTGTTTTAGCCCAATGGCTGGCTTTTTCTCGGTTAGTTTTTTAGTCTCTTTTGCTGCTTCTTTTGCTTGCTCGCCGACCTTTTCCTCTGCTTCTGCCACTTCATGAAAACTAGTAGTGAGCTCCTCAGCTTGCCCTTTAGCTTCCTCGCACCACTCTACGCCTTTATTTTTGGCTTGTTCTAATTTTGCTATTAGCTCGGCATTTCTTTCCATACCAGCTTTTACTGCGTCGCTTATGGGTTGGGCTGTTTGTTTAGCTATGCTAGAGATATTTTTTAGCCCTTGTTCTATCTGCTTTATCTTGCCACTATCAACATCAAATCCGATTTTATAAAGAAATTCATCTAATAGCACTATATATCCTTTTAGGGGCATATTAGAATAAATTTTAATAATAGGTTCGGCTTGTATTTAATTAAATAAAGTTATGATATACATAATTATTAAGCATAAAATAAGGGATATTATTATATAATTATCTTATCAAAAGGGATAAAAAGCCTTTTTGATAATAAGAACTCAAGGAGGAAATATGAAAATATTTCTGAAAGGGTTAAAAGAGTTGCTAGAAGCGTTAGCCGCACTTCTAGCGATAATAGAAATCCTTAAAGGGTGGCTTTGAGCCACCCCCCTTGGGTTGATTATAAAATACTAGACTTTACAAGGAGCTTAAAATGGATATTGTTTTTGACGTAGCTCAATTAGTAGTTTGTATCGCTCTAATCTATGAGATGTGGCGTAACCACAAGCTAACTAACCGCATAAAAGAGTTAGAAAATGCAAAAAAATAAAACGCCTAAACGTAAAGACTTTGTCGAGATTTTTGGTATTCCCTACGCCACGTTAAACGACTGGGCTAAATCAGGGGAGGACAACTGGCGTTTTAAATTGCTTGATTTTTTGAGTAATTTGACTTTTGACGAAATAGAAATAATAAAGAATAGAAGTAAAAAAATAGAGGAGTGAGCCTTATTGTTTTTCTAAGGCTCGACGCTCCTCATTTAGTAGCTCGATAATAACCTCGTGCATTGCTATTGCGTCCTCTAGGTCGTAAATAGTGCGTAGGTCGTTTAGTGTGGCATAACCTTTTATGATCGGTAGCCACACCAAATAGTCTATATCAAACTCGCTTTTTACACCTTGTTTAGGTAGGCTGTTATACCCGTTAAGGATTTTGCCCCAGCGGGTAAGAAGTCTAAAAAATGGTATTTTAACCCCTCTAAAATAAGCTGTGCATAATCGCCTCTATTGGCGTTAAAATGCGTTTCTGCTTGGCTAACATTTCTTAATAGTATTTCGCCGCCCTCTGCATTTATCACGCTAGCGTATTTTAAAATAAAATTCTCAACTCCACTAAACGCTGCACTGCCTATATTAGCTATTATTTGTCCTACGTCTATATCCACGTCCTCGCCTTGCATCTTGATAGCGTCTTTGGCTAGCCCTAAAAGGCTTTGTAGCTGCGTTTTGGTCTCAAAAAAATTAGCACTTCTTAAAACGTACTTATTTTCGTTTATCATTAGCTCGTATGTTTGCATTAGTTACCAGCTCCATTTTCTAAGCGCTTGCTTATTCTTTCAAAGGCGATTTTAAACTCGGTTGGGTTGTGTGCGTCACCTCTTTTTAGCCCGCCGTCATTTACAAAAAAGCCATTTAGCCCACTTAGCTCATCACCATTTAGTGTGTCTTTAAACTCCATTGTCATAGGGCTAAAGCTTTTAAACTCTGTGCGTTGTTGGTTGTAAAGGTCTTGTAAAAATTTGCAATCCTCGCTGTGTTGTAGAAGCTTTAGGGTTAGCGTCCCGCTTTGGTTGCAACTACCCGTGAATACACCCCTACCGCTAGCGCCTATTGTATAAGCCCCTGCGTCCGCTGCGTTTTCTATGCTTATTACATCGCTTCCGTCTGCATAAGCGGTTATTTCATAGCCGTTTAGTAGTAAAACGATCGTATCGTGTTGGTATCTTGCCATTTTAGCCCCTTATCTGTTGTAATTTATCAAAATATCTACGCTGTGTATTGCACCAGCTAGCTTAACAGCCACATTGATAGGCACTGACTTTCTAGCTTCTCGGTCTGCTTGTAGTTGCTCGGTGTAGCTAGGGCTGTAAACGTAATAGCCCAAATCCAAATAATCGCCGCTTTCTAGTGTGCCAACTGGATCACCACGCCATTGCCCTGGAGCAATAAAGCCGTTTTTAACAAATTGCTCGCAAACTTGCTTAACCACTGCTATTAGTCTTACTTGTCCCTTGTCGGTTTGTGGCACTTTCTTAGCACCTTTTAGCACGTTAAATACTGCTATTTGTGTGCGGTTGTTAAAAGCGTCAAGTCCTACGGTTTCATCTATAAATTTACCGCCTAAAGCCACGCCCTCGGCTATCATACTTACGCCGTCATAATCGGTATAGTAATTTACGCCTAGTTTGTCGCATTTTTCGGCTAAATTTAGCGTGATTGTTTCATCAGTGCCAGCTGTTTTTAGGTTTTTAAACTTCATTGTTTGGGCTGTGTTGCTGCCCTCCCAATTAGTGCTTAAAGCTTTTGCTAATAATTCAGCGCCTGCGTGTTCGTCGCCAGTGTTGTTATATGTTGCAAAAAAACGACCGCTGTCTTTGTCGGCTATCTTTTTAATTACGTTTGTTTTTTCGCTTTCTAGCTGTGCCGCACGCGTGATCGTATAGCCCGCTACGCTTGGGTTTTGTGCCGATGTGATCCACTCGTTAAGCTCCGCTACTTCCTCATCTGCCAAAATAGCTGACGAATAAACGCCATAAAAGCCTTGTGTTGCGTTGAATAATTTATCTAACGCCTCGCTTAGGCTCTCTTTTTTCTGCGTTACGCTATCTTTACCTACGTAAATATCACTCTTACCGCTAACTAGGTTTAAAAGCACACCTACAAAGTCGCCACTATCTGCTTTCTCAAAATAGCCTAGCCTTGTATTGTCGTTTTTGCCAGCCGTTGCCGCTCTAATTATAAAGCGATTGCCCTCTGCGTCATATACTGCCTTTATTCCGTCTTTGCTAATTGCCGCTGTTAGTTTTGTTGCCACCGCCTCAAAATCTACACAAGAGCTAAAATCCAAAGCCGTATAAATTTTATCCGCGCCGCCTACGTTTAGCTTAAAGCTTCCGCTTGTGATAGCCTTTAATTTATTAATGCCTACGTTTAGCGCCGAGCCCCTTAGTTCATTAGCAGTTGCTTGTGTTGTTTTGTTCTCTTTTACCCACTTAGCAACGATCGCCTTTTTAACACCGCTTACACTAAAAATAGCTTTGGCGGCTTTAGTTGCTCTGCTCTCACTGCCGAAATTTAGCGCGGCGTCGTTTGCACTAGCGATACTTATAAATCTTGTATTCACATCATCGTAAGCCTCGCACCAGTCGTCGCTTAGAATAGCGATCACGCTAAAATCTCTATTCTTTGCTATTTGCCCTTGTTCGTTTAGCTGAATATTTACTATCCTTTTTATTGTTAAACTCATCTATTTACCTTTATGCCAAAATCTGCCGTTTTAATCTCGGCTGTTTTTATCTCGTTTTGAGAAACTTCCACTCTATTTATGTAGCTTAGCGTCAAATCTATACTAGCTCGCTCCTCTACGCCACCGCCTATTATTTGGCCTAAGTCCCTAATAGGGCTAATCGTTACTAGCCCTAACCCTAAAATCTTAAGCTCTTTCAAGCACTCACTAGAGTAAAAAAGGGTGTTTAATTTTTCGATTATGAAGTTCGCATTTTTGCCAAAAGCATTTACGCTAACCACGGCTTCACGTGTTGAAGTGATAACCTCTTTTTCGCCCTCGATAAATTTATACTCACGCCCCTTTTGCGTACTGGTTAGGAGATGTAGTGTTAAATATGCCGCCTTATCGTTTAGCGTCTTGGAGTAACTATCACGTACTAAACTTTCATCTACGCTCAAAGCCTTGGCTATCAAAACTTTCAAGCCCGTCAAATCTAACGCCTGCAAAGTTTTTGTATCCATATTCGCTCCAATCTTGCATATTAATAATGCGGTAATTAACGCCTTTGTAAGTGATAACGTCCTGCAAATTTAGGTTAAATTTCGTATCTATCCTAATTGCTTCTTTGTATCTTTCCCCCTCGGGCAATCTTTGCATTTCGTCGCCGCTTAAAAACTGCACCACCGCCGTAAACTCATCATCGCCCCTTTTGATAACTTGGCAAAAATCGCTATCGCCGATAAGTTCGCTAACGTTTATCATTTTCTAACCTCATATGTGATAGAGTTGATCAGTTGCCCTGTGTCAATTAGTGGTTTTGAGCTTTTTTTACGTTTTATTGTAGCTGGCTTTAAAGCTGGTGTTATGCCGTCGGTTATTGCCATTTTGCTTATACCTTTTGCTTCCTCGCCTACATATCCTAGCGCCGTTTCTAGTGATATTTCGCCTGCAATAAATTTTCCTATTGCGGTTTTTGCCAAATTAGCTACCGCTTCAGCATTGTTTATCAAAGGCTTACGTAAAAATGAGCGCTCTGGGATATTGTGTGCTGGACTACCAAACTCGTGGATCATAGCTAGGTCTGCGTTGGTTAGCTCGTCGCTTCTAGCGTTGCTTTTTGCGGTTACACCTACCACCACGCTAAGCCCCATAATATCGGCTATTTTCCCCTCTAGTTTTTCGATCATCTTACTAACCCAAAATGCGGAGTTACTAGCTTTTTAAGCTCTAGGTAGCGTTGTCCATATTTGGTTAAATAGTAGCTTCCACTTTCACTCTCAAAGCCAGTTTTCCCACTTGTATAGCTTACGCTTAGGCTGCCTACGGTTTTACTGCCTATTTCTCGCAAAGGTTGGGGGCTGGTATTAGCTTCTGTGTTTAATGCCCCCTGCATTGCCAAAATGTGAGCCGCTAAGTGTAAAACGCCGACTTCGTAAAAACGCCCCCATATTTTTTCGGTAACCTGCAAACTCGCCTCGTCTAAACTTAGCTCTATGCGTGTTTCATCTACCGCTTTAAATTCAGGGAATTTATTTAAAAAATCGGCTGCTGTCATTGTTAAGCCTTATAATTTACGTAAGCCACTTTGTCAAGCTGGCGAATTAATGTACCGGTAAATTTAGCTTTAACGGCGATTTCCCAGCTTAGCACGCTTCTTTGAAATGGTTGCATTGCTGTTGGTGATAAAGCCCAATCAGTGCTTAGCACGTCCTCGCTCTTTGTGTATACAACGGCACGGTTTTTACCCTTACCACCGCCTAAGCCTTGTGCGAAGCCTAAAGGTATGCCAACGATATTAACATCGACACCCGTGCTTTGTGATAGTGCCTCTTTAATGGCGGTTAGTGCATTTACGCCACCATTTACAGCGCCTATTGAGTTGTCATATTTGCTAGCTAGTGCCATAAGGTCTTTGCTGTCGATCGCTATCGTATCAGGGATTAGCAACCCACCATTTTGCTCGTAGCCAAACTCAATTAGCGATAAGAAAAACGCCCTAGCTTCTGCACCAGTCATCGCGCTTATTGCTGTGCCAGCTATTAGGTCTTTAGCTTTCACGCTAGTGTTATTTAGTAAGCCTTGCACCGCACCGATCTTTGTGTGACCGACAAGCGCTGTTTTCTGCATTGTCAAAAGTGCTACACGCTCTAAATTTCTAAGTTTTGCTGTATCTAGCTCAATATCTAGCCTTTTTGCTCTAGCTACTGCCTCGCTAGTATAAACCGCTGACTTAGCCCAGCTTAGGTATAGACCTTTTTTAGCTGTAATGCTTAAATCCTCAGTTTCTAGTGAAGTCGTGTTCTCGTCAATTAAGCCGTTTTCTAAATCTT